ATGTCCACTTCCAAAAAAATTACAAAGGCATCAATGTTTATAGATTTCGTGCCTGCCGAACTTCGAGAAAATAAGACCTGGGAAATTGTTTACTACTGCAAAAATCCTTTTACCAATAAATTACAGATCAAAAGGAACAGAGTTAGACCATTAAAAAGTATTGTTGAGAGGAGAAAACTAGCCAAAAGAATGGTTACAACTATCAACAATAAACTACAACACGGTTGGACACCTTGGATTACTGAAAAAAATGCTAAATCTTTTTTTAAGCTTCGGCAGGTGATGGACGAGTATCTGGTTAAAATGGATAAAGAAGTCAAGAAGAAGCAGAAAAGTTACGACACATATAGAACTTATAAATCGTATGTTAGAAATATCAATCAATATTTAATATCAATAGGTAAACCGGAGTTATTCATAATTAATTTTGATAGCGAGTTGGTAACTGATTTTATCGATTATATATATTACGACAAAAATAATTCAGCAAGGACACGTAATAACTATCTAGGTTTTTTGAAAAATCTTACATCTTACATGGTTGAACGTAAATTTATTAAACTAGATCCCTGTCAGCATTTAAAAAGTATATCTGTTGAACCAAAGAAAAGGGCATATATACAGGAAAACTATCGCAATACAATATTCGAATACTTTGACAATAACAATAAAAACTTTTATACGCTATGTATGAGTTGCTATTATTGCCTTATACGTAGAACAGAATTAACTAAACTAAGGGTTGGTGATGTTATGCTAATCAATAATGTAATCTATATTGAAAGTAGCATTGCCAAAAACAAAAAAAGTAAACCAGTTACCATCCCAGATATACTGATCCCTCATTTAGCAAGACATCTGTCTGGATCTAATAATTCACAGTACTTATTCTCCGCAAATAACTTCGCTCCGGGTGATATTCCATTGTCTCCTAAAAAAATAAGTGATGTTTGGTCCAAAATGAGAAAGGAGACCAAACTACCATCTTCAATCCAATGGTATTCCCTTAAAGATAGTGGTATTACCGACTTACTTTTGAATGGAGTTGAACTATTAAGAGTTCGGGATCAAGCCAGGCATCATAGTATATCACAAACAGAGGATTATATCCCTAAAGAACTTCTAAGAGCTGATAAAAAAATTAAAAATCTAGGATTAAAATTTAATAATTAACGCTTTCAAGTTCGAGTGTTGTTGCTAACAAACCAGAGCTATCTTCTTTGTATTTGGTTTTTTTAACCAGGAACAATTGCCTATTGACATATATTTTTTTTCTTTTCGTAATGTTAGCTATCTTAGTTGCTGAAAATGGTTTTTTTGCTGTAATAGAAATAGAGTTTAACTTAAATAACAACCACTCTTTCCAGTTTACCTGAAATATCCCTCCGGTACCTACAATTTCAATAGTCCTACCAAATACCATAGGGCTTGTAAATGGGCCATTAGCAGGATTATATATCATGAGCGCAACTCCTTCTAAATCATCTAATGCTTTATTAAACCCTGCGGTGCGTCCATAAGTAGGTGCCTTAAAAGCAGTAACATATTCTTTTGTGCTATCATCCTTAACACCATTAAGAATTGTTCCTTCTTTAGTAATTTTGTTATAAGCATATACCCCATCAGCATGCCTCACAATAAAACTTTCATGTTTTGGAAGTTTCGGTATAGTATTTTTAAAGCTCCCTTTAATATGTTCTGGAGGGTCGTTCTTTAAATAATCAGTGTTATAGTATAGTGAAATACTTTTGGATACATCATCTATTGTAGTTCCCAAATTGAAGCTATTTTTTAATTTAGTTAAATATTCGGTAACTGTCCATTCAGGGAGATGTCTGCTAAAATCAATAGTTGGGTGAAAATCCTTGTACTCGAATGGATCTGAGTTAAACAGGATTTGTATTGAATATGATAAAGGATCTTTTCTATCAATGCTGTGATATATGAAATGTAAGGTTTGACCTTCTTGAATATCAAATTCAAAATAGTGCTTATACCTACCAGCTCTCACATTATACCATTCTCCAATTTGGGAACCATCAACGAAGACCTGCAAGCCAAAATATGCTTGAGAAGAAGAGGCATCCTCCATTACAAAATCATAGTTTATTTTATAACTTCCATCTAACAGAGTACCATTAGAAGCACTTACAATACTTTTTCTCTTTACATATGTCCCCCAGTGACCAAAAATATTAACATTACCACCTGGTCCCGGAGTAATCAATATATGCTCAAAACCAACATCTAAAAAAAATGAAGTCGAAAGTGGACTAACAGGTACAGTCACCATATTGTCATTTTTGGAAAACATCAGAACCATTTTATAAAACGGATCTTCTGCAAATGAACCTTTAACCCTATATCCGATGCTATTGAAAATTTTAAAAAGAGGAGCTAATAGAAAAACCTGAGGGGCTACAGAATTGATATTTTTTAAATTTACTACACTAGTTTCTTGATCATATTCGTTCTTTCTCAAGTTCATAGCATTATTCCTGCCATTTATCTCTTCAACAAAACTATAAAACTCTTCCTCTCTATATTTTTCAGGATAGTAAATGACTGGTAATTGCCAATCTACTTGAGGAAATATTTTGTTTACCCTGTTTTTCGCTTCTTGATTCCATGCATCATATGCATTATATTGTGTTTCGCTCTCTTCATGATATGGTTGCGAGTTGGGATCATTACCCAATACGTTATATTTCGGAAAAAAATTAGCTATCTTTTTATCCTTTACTTTCAAGATATCTGAACCAAATCTAACATCACATTTACGGAATCCTGGTAAAGGAGAAAGCTGAATCAATTGTGCTTTATAGACAGAAGCACCTACATAAATCACACAGGAAATAGTCCTCTTTTTGGATGCCGTAACGATTGAAAGATCCCCTAATGCTTTTTGAGTATTATCATTTTCAATTATTCTTATTGGATATGTATTATGAGGTACCTTAAATTCATCAGAAAATGAGTTGTTTTCATCACTGATTGTTAAGTCTTTTTTTACAAAATCAATTTCTATGTCATTAACTACAATTCTTATATTACTCATGGAGATATATTTATAGTATCATTACTCGGACTAATAAACATGCCGGATGAAGGATTTGAAATTTTCACTTTTAGATTTACACCATCAAAAGGCGGTATCGCTTGTCTTGAATCAGTCATCTCGATAATTAATTTGATTTTTCCTAAATTATCAAATGTAATAGTTGATGATTCATTTTCTAGACCTGAATACATAGATATAGTAATCGGTGATGCCGTATCACGTATACTCACAAACTGATCAAACCCTGGAAGAACTGCAATAAAATCAAAATCAATTCTACCATTAGGAATGCCATTAGACAAAATAATTTCATATAGTCTGATGTTTGAAGCAGAGGCATTCTTCTCATCTACTCTAAAATCTATAATCTTACTGGCCGCTTTAATATTAACTGTATATTCATTAAATAATCCTCTAGTATCCTCTACCCTTAACATAACATAAAATTCATCTTCATCATTTGAATTGATCAATGATATAATACCAGATGTCTCAGAAGTATTAGATAATCCTACTTTTGGATCGTTCTCTGACCAAGTTACTGTAGTCGGGAAGCCATCCGGATTTACTACAGTAATAGGTACTAATACCTGACCACTACCACTTCCATCTACCACAATGGTATATTGAGTAACAAGATTTAAGGATGGTGCTATTCTTGAATCAATTACTTCTGAAATATTAAATTTCATCCTTGCCGAATTACTGCTATAAGAACCATCACTTAGTTTAAACTCGATATCATCTAAAGGAGATCCAAACCTTTCTGTTATTGGTGTGTATTTAAATGATGTAATGTCAATAGCATTAATGGTTAATGGGCTAAATAATAAAGGATTATCTGTGTTTCCATTAAATATGGTGATAAACTGGCCATTCGGTTTAGTATATCCAAACCAACCATTAACCGTTGGATTATAAAAAGTAATACTTTGTAATGTTCCATCATCTTGGAATGCCTCAAGTATTATAGAAACTCCAAATTGAATGGATTCATTTTCCAGTCCTGACAATACAATATCTGTAGCTTTAGGTATTTGATTAAATACTCCGTTATTATTGAAATTAGGGGTATCTATCTTTGAAAATTTTAAAGTATCCTCATAGATGAATTTGTTATCTTCATACTTCAGGATTTTTTTTGTTTTTGCTGACATCCTTTCCCAAACAGAGTCAACTATTATTCTAACATCAATACTCTTTGCAATTAGTTGAGCTAATTTATTTGAGTACCCAAACCCAGTATTTATATCTACCATTATTTTGTTTTCGACATCATATGTTATGGCATTACCATCTTCCCGGATATATTCTTTTGGCTTTAACCTATTCTCTTCCTCTAATTTTCCCATTAGGTAAGAGCATAAATACATCCCAAAATTGTTTAAGTGAAAAACTTGTTTGATTGGATAAATTGACTCTCTTACAATATTTGCAATTTTATTAATGGTGATAGCACCACAAGTCATTGTAATTTTTAGATACCGGACATCTGCACCAATTGATAATAGTGATAGCGGTAGATTATATCTCATTATTTTAGTAGTTGATGCATTATACGATTGGGAAAACAATTCGGTATCCTGATCATCATGAACTGTTACCACAATAGGATTTTCACCATTACTATATAATGGAAAAATTATAAGCCCATCAACAGGGACATTAATTTGATCAACATCGTAATCCAAAAGAATCAAATCTTCACTATCAGTAAATGGATATGGTCTCCTATTTTTTATGATAAAGAACTCTGGTACATCTGTAGTTTCTACAACTGTTCCTGTTAATATCTCGACTTCCTGAATATCTATTCTAACCCGTTGATACAAATTGGGCTTATATTCAAAACCTATCGTATTTGGAATAGAGAAATCATTATTAAAATAAGAATAGTACAACAACTTTAGATTATACCTAGAAGTTCCTGTCTCATCCTTGCTCCAACTCTGTTCAAATATTAATTCTCCTCCTACTGATATTTTTATTTTAAAATAATATTTAGGTCCTCTTAGTGATTTAACTATGACTACAGCATCATTGCCATCTGCTAAAACTCTATTTATTGCCGGAGTTTGAATAACCTCTATCATGATAATGTACCGTTTTGTTCACTTTCTCTTCTTTCCTTGTTTAGATCATCGATGGCTTCTGCCTCAGGATATCCAAAAATTAGATTAGGCTTTATTGGATTATTCAATCGATTTAATACGCTACCCATAACTTGTAACATCATTTCGTCTTTTATGGATTGTTGCTCTTGCTGCTCTGTTGTATCATTAGTATTTGTCGCTGTTTGGTTTTCTGCTGGGAAAAGACCGTTTTCATACCCTTTAACTCCTTTATGTACATATTGGATATGCTCTACTACTTGTGGATCCAATCTTCTAAATGTTGGTGCATCAATTACCATTTCTGGACCGTTCTCACCAGCTATATAATCATCACTAAAATAAGTCGGAGATGTTACTATTTGAGTAGAAGTTGATCCCCCGTTTTTCGCGTTATATCTTCGACCATCTGTTCTGGTAACATCAATATTTTCTGGATACAGTCCAGCTTCTCTACCTTTTATCTTTTGTTTTTTAGGCTTGTCAATTTTCTTGATATCAGTATTTGCTATATTTTGAACTTGTTTGATACCAGAAGCTACTGCGAATCCAGCAGCTGCAATCCCTAATGCTATCCCTACTGGACCAGGAATGGCACTAGTCATTCCTGAAAAAGCACTAACCGCAGATTGGTATGTAGCAATTGTAGTTTCAGCAATCTTTGCTGCTTTCCAAGCAGCAGAACCTTCATTAAATGCATCCGCTGCTCCAGCTAAAGCATTCATGGTAAAATTCAATTTTTGCTGTTCCGTCATCTCTGTCCACTTGACATCCTGCTTCTTGACTTCCGCAGACTGACGCTGAAAAGTTTGCTCCATACCTTGCCTTTGCAAAGCGTGCTTTCGTTTTATGGCAGTAATTTCTTCTTCAGTTGCACCTGCTAACCTTAGTCTCTCAAGCTCCTTAGCTTGCTCAATTCTCAATTCTAGATCTGCAAGAAGCTGGGCACGTTCTAATAGAATTAATGCACGTTCTTCATCAGTTTCGGCTTGCATTGCTTCTCGCTCTAATCTTAAAGCCTCTTGCTCAACCCAGTTTTCTTCCTCAAGTATTCGTAATCGCTCATTTAATTCCGTCTGACGTTGGACTTTTAAATCGTTGCGTTCTGTTTCTTGGCTTTCTTCAAGTTCTTTTATATAAGCTTCACGTTCAAGTATCTGTTTTTCTGATAGAAATTTTCTTTCCTCCTCAGTAAGTAGGAACTTTTCCTTCTCTTTTTTATGTTTTATATCTAGAAGGGCGAGTTCCTTTTCAATTCCTTTTAAATCATTAGCCTCTTTCTCTGCTCTTTGATCTGCTAAAAACTGTTGAAAATCTGCTGATTCTTTAATGAAGTTTTCTAGTACCTTTTTCTGTCTTCTCTCTGCTTCTTTTAAAGCTTTTTCTGCTAATTCACTCTCCTTTAATCGATTTGCTTCCAGTATAGCTAAACGCCTTTCTTGGTTGGATATCAATTGTCGAAGTTCCTCTGCAGAAGTATCTTTATCAAAATCTAATTCAAGTGCAGTAGCTCTTTTTCTGAGCTCTTCTAATGTCATCCTTGTTTTTTCTCTTTCTCTCTCTGCATATTGATCTAGATAATCTCCTGAAAGTTCATTTAAAGAAGCTTCTACTCCAATCCTTTTGGTTTGATATTCCTGGAGTTGTTGCTGTAACTTTTGAATTTGACTTCCAGAAAGTTTTTCTTCTGAAATAGTTACTTTATCTGTCTTGGAAATAGTTACTCTTTTCTTTGATACATCACCATCTTCATCTCTTCTACTAAGTGTATTTTGTATTTTAGCAATGGCAGATTCATACTCTTTTAGTTGATCTGTTTGCTCCTTAATAGCTTCTTGGTTTCTAAATAATAAAAGTGCTTTCTGAGTTTCAATAAAATTTTTGGCCTTATCTGAAGATATATCCAAAGCATTGCCATACTCATCGAATGCGGTTATTGCTGTAGGAGTAATTTTAGCAATCTGGCCAATCACAACTTTCATTCTATCCTGCTCTTCTTTACTTAATTTTGTTTTCGATTTCAAAGTATCATATTCCTCTACTAGTGGAACGAGTTTCTTTTCTAATTCTACTACTTTCTTACCTTGGTTTTCATATGATTCGACTGCAGTCTCAGAAGCCTGTACCATATTAAGTACCGCACCAGCAACATTATTAAAGAATTTTTGTAATCCACTACCAGTAAATCGATTGGCGATTGCATTACCTATTTTATCTAAAGTCGCAGCCAGGTTTTGATTTTTTTTATTGAATTCATCCGTGAGAGATGTTCCTTCTTCCAAGGCTCTACTCGCAATAAGTTGTTTGGATCTTACATTGTCGATATTTGAAGCTAAAGAAGTGAGCACTCCTGCACTCCTTGCTCCTTCTAAACCAAGATCATCCATTTTCTTTGTCATGATCGATAATCCTTCGTTGTTACCTTGCAATCCCTTTAGAAATAACAAAAATGCTTCATTTGCATCTTTACTTAATAGGTCGGTGAACTCTTCGGTAGATACTTTAGCAACCTTGGCAAAGGTTTCTGTGTCTTTATACATGTTGGTAATGATAGTACTCATTGTCGTACCAGATACTTCGACCGATTGACCTGCTTCATCTAAAGCTGCTGCAAATCCTAATTGATCTTCTGCAGAGATTCTTGCCTGACTTGATATACCAGAAAGCCTTTTTAAATAATCGACAAGAAAGCCAGCTTGGTTGGAACCAGAAGCAGATACTTCATTCACTGCAGACCCGATTTTCTCCATCGAGGTACCAAATGAATCTCCTGTTTTTTCTCCTACTTTATATTGCTTCGCTAATTTTCCTATTATATTAATATTCTCATTAACATCACCCTTTAAATCATCCCCAAGTGCAACACGTATTTTATCGGCAGTTTTTACAAACTCCTCTATATCTTCTACACTATCCTTTCCTAATCTCCCTGCTTCTACAGCCAATTCTAGTAAGGCTTTCACAGGTGTCCTTGTGTCAAATCTTTTTAGACTACTTGTAAGCTGGTTGATTTCATCATCTGTTAATCCAGTAGTTTTTGCGACATCTGCTTGTATATCAGATAGTTCTGCATTGGATGATACTAGTTTTTTCATTCCCTGCAATAAAGCAACTAAACTTAACCCCCCAGTTAATACAGTAAACAAGCTGCCAAATTCAGATTTCATTTTTGAAATCACACCAGAAACACCACGCATCCTAGCTCTGACTTTTCCTAATTGCTTGTTTACTTTTTGAAGTTCATCATTGTATTTTTTCCATTGCGGAGTATTTGGAGAAAAACCCGACATGATTGATTGAAGCCTTCGTTGTTCTTGTGTAAGCTGTCTAGTGGTTAAACCTGTTAACCCAATCTGTTGTCTTAAATTGGCCTGCTCCTCCCTGTTTTTTTTAATTGCAGCGTTGTTTTCACGAATTGCCTTGGTTATACGACGGTACTCTTCGCTTTCCTTTTTCCCTTGCTTTATAAGCTTAACCTTTTCCTTTCTAAGATCTACATTTGCTTTTCTAAGTTTTCGCTGGGCTTCCTGCAAGTTACCAAGTTGGGCTTGAGCTTTATTGCCATTAATAATGACATTGAAGTTTAACGTTTCGTCACTAATTCTATCTGCCATCACATATCAATATTAAACTTGCCAGCTATACTGTTACGAATATCTTGTGTGAATCCATACCTAAGTTTGCCAATAATGACGTTAAACTGTGACCAGATGATTTGGTTGTGTACTTCTAACGATTTTTGGGATTTGCCTTTGATTCGTTTCATATCTACAAATCGCTCTCTAAGTGCATGAGTAAGTGTTAAAGTACCAGATGATATGGTATAAGATCTCAGATCAAGAAGATCCTGGTAGTTTGAATTTGCATTGGCGATTACTCTAGATTGTTGATCATGGATTTCTTCTGCAGCAGATTCTAATACCTCATGGATGTAGTGATCTGTAATAATATTAGCATTGGATCTGTTTTGTAGTGTATCAATACCATTCATACTACAAGTATAGCGAGTGGCATCGGGTGATATATGGACATAAAAAAACCTTCGAATTCGAGGGTTTGATTATTTACATAATTATTGATTCGTTATTTTAATTTATCTATTGCTTTAGCAAGTAAATTCGATAATTGTAGATTTTGTTCGTTATCAAGTTTCATTTTTTCTAGTTGTATGGTTGATTGATCTTTATCTAATTTAAAATTTCTATCTACACTTATAAAGTTCTTAACCACATCACTAATCAAAATTTTATCTTCCAGTTTTTCTGCATTTTTTAATGCTATTAGCTTAAAATCTATATTTGTTTTTTCGTTATTATAATATTTGATATCCTCTAAGTTAGATTTATACAACTTCAAGAAAAAGAAAGCGAAAAATTCTATAAAAATCACAAAAGATAATCTTGGAAGAAAGTCCATTAAGAATTTTTCCATCACCATTATTTCAGAACTTCTAAAAAAAATAACATAGCCTAGGCTGATAATTGCAACTGTAGTTGATACTATTCCAATTCCTAAATTCAAACTCGAATTTCTTTTAAGACGCATCAATTCTTTGTTAATTCTTCTCTCCAATAATCTAATATGATAGTCAGAAAGGTATGATAGAGGCCTAACTTTTGTTTGCACTTCATCAGTATCAAGATTTGGCTTATGACTATTCCTAAATTCAGAAAGTTCTTCATTTGATGATTTATATTTCTCCTGAAACCCTTGATCATCCAAATATTGAGCTTCACTATCATTTATTTCATCATAATCACTTCCTTTATTTAAGTAAAGTAACAGAGCATTAAATGTTATTAACGAAATTAGTATAATCCCAAAAATCGCGAAAGGCTTATAATCGAAATCATACCAGTAGTTATTAATTATCGTAAAAACTATAATTATTACTGCAGTTACAAATGTCATTAATTTTATAGCAGACCATATTTTTTTACTTAAAAATGAAAAGGCGCCCTTTCCTTTTTTCTCTTTTTGTAAATGATTTTTCATCAAAATGTAGTGTTCATTATTAAATAAATAACCCCCGTTCCTATGAACATAGGAAACAGGGGTTATTTTTGGGTAATAAATATAGGAAATTATCTTTTTGTTTCAACAATCACACTCAAATCCCACCCATTAGTTTGATGATAGTTTTCTACTGGCATTATCGAAATGGTAGATGAATCAACATCGGAAAACTGACATTTGCTATTCACATCTCCTTTGATTTTTCTTAAGCGTTCTTCTAATTTTGAAATAATAGGTTGGGTTATTTCAAACGTATTCATATAATGATCATCCCCTCCACGTTCAGCAAAACGTGTAACTACCAAAAATGCAAGTCTATTTTTTTTAGTACTATCATCCTCATTATTAGATTTGTTTTTCGCACTAGGCAATAATCCGATCAAATAAACATCTTCTTTGTTCAAATCCTTAACTATTCGAGCAAATCTATGTTCACTGGATAACATTTTTACTTCGGTGATTTCCGGGATATCTGCCTTCGATTCATCCAGAAACGTTTGTAGACTTCTTACGCTTAGCATCTCTTTTTATTTTTTCGACTTCGTTATGTTTTTCTACCATGTAGACCAATACATCGTATAAGTTTTGATCTGCAGTTTTATCCATCGCTCCAAATACTCCGGATTCGGCAATAGCATACAATGCGCTTAGCATACCTATTCCTTTTGGAGCTAATGGATCCTTAGGTTTATTTGATTTAAATAATACAGTAAGATCAACGGCGTTTCCTCCTCCAATACTTAGTTTCTTATTAGTAACTATCCATTCCTGGCAGGCAGCAAAGAAAAGATACACACCATATTTCACTCCTATTGATGTATTTACATGAACATCTGGCCTATCATCTACAGATTCATTATTAAATTCTTCTCCTTTCGGTCTGTATAATGTGTCTACCAATATGTTAAGATGATACTCTTCTTTTGTATTATAAAAATCATGTAGTGCATTTGATGCCTGAATATATTGACCAAAAGAACAACTGGTTAACGCATCTTTTGGTCCATAATACTTGGTCCCAGAAATTGTAAAAAATGGGATATGATTAATTATATCTTCTAACTTAATTATTTTAAACTTTTTATCGCCTTTAGACTCAGTTCTGAAGAAGCTTTCCATCAATTCAGATACCCTATATACATTCTCAGCAACCCGATTTGTTTTTTCGGATTCAATTGCCATGTCGACCTTACGTTCTAGATTCAACAAAATATAAGTAAGTTGAACTTTAAATTCTCCATAACTAATTTGTTGAGTAGTGAATTTAAAAGCCAAATCAGAAAACATGATGTATTGATCGGTATTCATTTCCGAAATAGATTCTGGAAACTCAATACTATTGTTTTCATGTGGGATCTCAATCTTATGCATCTTGGATAATTAAGGTTTTATCTTGAATCTTTAATTTATTATCCTTTAGCTCTTTTGCATGCCTGTTCTCTACTGCCTTTTTAAGCTTATGGTTAGTTGTTTTGGGTTTAGTGATTGATTTTTTACCTGTATATCCAATTATCTTTTTTTGCCCTAAAATGCTCCCTGCAGTGAGTTGCATATTAAGTTTGGCTTCTTTCTTTCGATCTTCTAGATGTACGTTGATGTTGCTCAGTCCTTCTGCGAAAAACTTTTCTTTTCGACCTTTTGGTGTAAGGTGCAGATAACACCATTTTTTTAGTTGTCTCCAATAGTATTTTAAATAAAATTTCATTTTTGAGTGTTATAGTGATACGTGATTGTTTTCAGGGTCTAGACCACTTAAAGGATCTCGCTCTATTCTTGTACTGGTCATTTTACCATAATGCTGTTCTAGATCCAGTAAATATTGTTCAGCTTCTTTTCTTAATTTCAACATCACTTCTGCTCTGGCTCTAGACCTCATTGTAGTGTTTTCCTGATAGTTTATCTTATCTGGGAACATCTCTATCGGAAAAACATTATAAGCCTTCTCTAAAGCGAAATAGGCTACTGCATTCCGAATTAATTTTAATAGCCTGATTTCGTTTAAATCGGTTAATGGTTCCTGTGATACAATGTCATTCTTCATCGATTTCCATTTATCTTTTTGAATTATCGGGTATATCTTTTCCACCTCGATATCTCCCATAAATGGAACCATACGATAATACAATTGCCCACTTTTATTAATTGGATAGATATCATCAAATATTCTAGTATTGTAAATGAACAATGATTTTGATTTTTTGTAAGCATCAGATGCTATCCAGGTCGTGATTTTAGACTCATCTAAAACAGAAATCAATTGATCGAGAGCTTGATACGCTTTTTTCATTTGAGCAGCATTATCCCTATTGATTTGCCACTCCCAAGGTGTAACTTGATTATCAGTTCGATTCATCTTACGACCCGAATTGGTATGCAACAAATCATTACTTTGTTCATATTGATGAATTGCCATTATGAGGATGTACGTTTGTATCAATTTAATGATACGCTTCATTTGTTCCTCCTGAACTTCTGATAAATCAGGTATTGTATATGTTGAAGGCTTTAACCCATCGTCGTATATGTAGAGAGCAAGTTCGTAAGTTTCTTTACCTATATAATCAATTAAATATGGGGTTTGAAGCTCGATATCAGTTATTAAGTTTTTAAATGTAAAATCAGCATCAATGAAACCTAAAATTTCTTTTACTTCAATGCCTCCGTCCGCTTCTGAATTAAATATAATGTCCATTACAATGGTGTTTGTTCGATTACTCTGTTACTACCTGTGATATCCTGCTCCCGTTCAGGATTTATATGATAAAAGCCTATTTTGATAGCTTTATTGAATTTGAACTTGATTACATCATTAAATGCTTTAGTGATATAATATTCGGCCAGAGGTACGCCTGTGAGTTGATGAATTTTTAAAGCATATAATTGTTCACTCCCCGAATCACTCTTACCATCGGCTCCAACATTGGCAAGTGCTGAATGAAGACCTAATGCAGCAACAACAGAAAAATCGGATTGTGTCGCTATGTCTAATTGTGATTTTACATAGTCTTTTACTTTTTGTTCTATCGGAGTGATTTTCCAACCTAACTCCACTGGAGAACCACCGATAATGGTAGTTACCGTTTCATTATGCCAAAACTTACCTACATTTTCGACACCAGATAGTAATTCACTTAATTTCTTTAATATTTGTTCTTTTAGATCATCTAGTAGTTTTTCGGTGTATTTTTCTCCATCTGGTAAATTCTCTTGGATTAATTTTCGTTTTTGATCCCAATACTCTTTTGGCGAAGTGATATGCCACTTTATATTAAGTGAATTATTGGTGAGTGCCTCAATTACCTTTGGGATTGCGGTTGATCGTTTTATCCAAGGTAAAGCTCCATATATTTCAGGCATTGAATAATAATTAACACCAAAAGATCTTCTTGCATAATAATGAATAGAAACAGGGTATTTTGTCGGTTCTAATCGATCAAATAAGGGATAAACCTCGTATTCATCCTCTTTTCCGTTTTTAAAATCACCTATTATAACATGCGTTGGTATTTTCGTTTTTGAGCTTTCTTTATAAGCTAATCGGCAGTTATGTGTGCTTAATACTTCGATTTGAGCTAATGATGACGAAGAACCTATTAACCCGGCCCTATCTCGAAAAATTTTGGTAAAAGTAACATTCGTATTATAATATTGAGAGGCTATAAAGTGAAGTTTCTCCTCGTAATCAATAGATTCAAGCCATTCTGTAATTGCTGGTTCTACAACTGGTTTACGTTTGTATTTCTCCCCATCTACCTCAGTCTCGTATAAATAAGGGCCTTGCTCTGCAACCAATTCTACCTTACGGTTTTGAATACGTGGTGCCAGGTGATTTGGATATAGCGTATCTATGATCTTATCTGGGATATCATTCTCTTCTCCAAAAGGTATAACCCTATAGTTACCAATGTTCAGCGTGTTTTCACCCCAATCAGAGAATGACTCTTTATTCTCATCCTTACCACTATTAGCACCACGCCCTGATATCTCGAAGTAATTAACCGTATTCTCATGAATACTGAGATGATTACCATTATCCAACCTAATTACACTCATCGTTTAAGCCTTATTTTTTTATCGTTTACAGCCATGAGTAATGGTAGGTACAGGGATCTATATTCATTGGTAGATGTGTTGGTATATTGTAGTCTATACTTAGCATTGATACCTGTACCGGACATACTCCTGAGTATAGCCTTTTCAACCCTTGCAATACTGCCTGATAACTTCATGAAGGTTAAAGAGAAAGGAATACCGGCACTGGTATATTGGCGCATGGTATTAATAGCATCCTCGTAGTTATGGTAGTATTCATTACTCATATAACAATGATACTACTATCAATGAGGTAATAAATGGACATCACCATGCATTGCCTGACTGAAAAATGACGAAAAAATTAATTTTTTAAAAACTTTTTACCCGTCATATATCTAAAAAATAGCAAAATCGTGCAATTGCAAATTACAGATAGAGCGTGGCGCCATCTTTTTTTTGTGAATTAAATTAATTTCTGAAGTTACATAGGTTTGTTTTCTGATTTTCAAAACATTACAAACCAACGAATTACATAATCATCCTTAATCCTAGCCAAAAGATCATACATTCTGCCAGAAAAATATCCTTATCGATCGATAAGGATATTAAATCATGCAATTGATATCTAATGTATCCCCGGAGTGACACTAAAAAGGTTACCGGTTCCTTTAAGCATATCTAAAAATGCTCTTCTACATAATAAGTACTTCATAGCATCCGACATATTGGTAGAAAATAGAGGAAGCATTTCATCCGGTAATTGCTCTGAACTTTTGTTCTTATGTATGGTTTTCTTACCGTGTCTGTCTTCTTTAATAATTACTTCGGCACGCTCAATTGAACTTTTTAAAACACTACAAGCAAATTTATCAATTAGCACCATTGGCAAATCTTTATGTTTGCCTTTGAACATCTCAAGCATTAGTTCGTATTCTTCCTGGTGGTATATTGTAGCCTGATTTCTATTCATTAATTCGACTGTCCATCCTGTAGATTTACCTTCTAAATCATATTCGATAGCCTTCTTTAATTTTGAGGCGTGATCTTCTCCAACACTCTGCATTTTGTTAGCTGCTCGATCATGATATAGTTGTAAATGTTTCTTCTTCTGATGAATAAAGTACTCTCTGAATTTCTGTCCTAACTGCGGAATAAACTCTGGCGGAATGGTATGGAAGTCTTTTAATATTCTATAGATTTCTTCGCTTTCTGGTTGACCTATTACCAAAGAGCACATCTTACCAGAATCAAAACCTGCTTCTAATGTCTGATTTAAATTTAGGCATCTCAAATCTAGACAGTTACCTTCTACTTTATCTCCTCTATTTTCTGTATCATAACGATCATATCGGAAACCATCACTATAGAAATTGCTTTTAGATAGGTTAGGGTAAAACATTTGCCCTCTCTCTAGTGTTGGAGGTATGGAAAGAATGGAAGTCATAACTTCTCTGAAGTTCATTGTCTCTAAAATGTCTTTAAAAAAGCCTTCTCTCAGGATATCAGCGTTTGCATAACTACTGGCAATATGAAAGAAGGTACTATCTTTTCTTGCAATAGACAGTCTTTCTTCCCAAACCTTTAATAATTTTTTATGTTTTCTAATATCTCGATCGTTACCATGTAACTCTGCATTCATTAACTCGATTTTGATTTCATTGACAACTAATGAAGTTTGCAAAATCAATTTAATCTGATCCATATCCATATTCTTCTCCATACGCATTACCCAATCATGCTCTCCATGATTAGGATTTGGCATATCGGATGTGAATGTTCTTCCTCCATAATAATGTGAGTGACCAAAACGTGTGTATTCACCACGAATAGCTGGAGTTAATTTGTTTATTTTTTTCTCGGACTGATATTTAATTTCATCACCTATGATGTGCTGATATGAATCTCCTGCTCCAGTTGATGGTCGATCTTGTGAGATTATCTTAAAATGCGTGCCAGTAAAAGCCGTAATTGTATGTTTCCAACTTATTGGCGGTTTATAAGGTTTTTTAAAATGTTTGGGAGGACGTTGACCTACCACAAAATGAATCCCTTCTATCCACCCATTTCGTTCCCAACCTTCAATTAACGAAGGAATAACATTTTTTAAGGCGTTCATATAGGTATCTGATGAAATGGCCACATATGCACCTTGCATGTCGTAACAGATATCTTGAGCGCGTTGCGCTAATATATCGGTAGTTTTACCGGTACCACGGCCAAGAATAGCATACAAATTTTTAGGAGCAATTAGCGCAATTAGAATTGATAACCAATTACCATATCGAAGTTCAACGTTTTCTGCAGTCTTATCAATCTTCTTTTTTCTGCTCATGGAAGGTAAATATTTTACGAGGCTCTAATCCTGCATCTTGTTTAATCTTAATAGCTTGTTCCTCGGTTATATTCATAGCTTCAATTTGTCGGGCTAGTTCATTTCTGTTGGCTGCAGGTAATCCGAGGTCTTCTGGATTCATTGTGTATACTTTGTTAGGTTTATCAAACAACTCTTTTGGAAGTTTATCCTGTTCCTTTTCATATACTCCTCTGATTCTGGCTGCTTCGGTTATTGCTTTGACCGCCTTACTATAATCGTCTGAATTCTCTGCGCTACGAATAATAGCAGTGGCAATATTATCTAGTTTGTTTGCATAGATATTGGCATAGGCTTCTTTTTTTACATGATTATCCAAATAGAAGAAGTTAATAGCGTCGTAGAATCGATTTCTAGCTTTTATGCGGTCAAGGTCTGGATAATTAGCTAATAACCTTTTAATGATCTGTTCTTCGGTCATTAAAGAATTATACCACCCACGTGCTTTATCCAATTGATCGAGATATTCCAAAATCTCTTCCGGCATTTCATCTCTGGATCCTCGCTCTATCCATTGATTAAGTAAATCTAAATGCAAATCTTCAAAGATTGCGTCTCCATTATTGAGTTTTGTAACCTTATGTTTCTTCTTCATAAATCAAAAACATCTTTTTTAATATCATCAAACCAACGTTGATGAGCTAAATTATTATGCTCTTGAATCGCTGTGATATTACCTTCTAATATTCTTTGCTCAAGCATTTCAGATTTTGATATCTCAATTTCTATTCTCCCTCTTCTGTAGGCTTTATAGATAGGAGACTCCTTATTTTTCCATGAAAGATTAAAACTTCTGATTTCCACATTAACAACAGCTGCAATATCTTTTAGACTATAGTTTTGAGCAGCGAGATCCTTGACGACTTCTAAGTCATCAAGGCTTAACTCGCTGGCATGGATTAGGGGAACATCCATTTCTTATGACCTTTTATCAAGTTCAGTCAAAGCTATATCTAACTCTGCCTGTTGTTTTTCATACAACACTTTAGAAGCATCACGTTCATCCTCTGATCGTTTTTTATCTTTAGATTTCTTTTTATTCCTAGAAATGTTACTACGAAGATTTGTGACCTTTTTATTTAGGTCCGCAGCAGATAGTTCTTGTATGTTTTTTTCAACTTCCATTTTAAAAAAAATAGCATGTTTACCTAATGGAGTTTTGTTCTCCTGGTAGTATTCCAACTCCTCCCAGATATCTTTATTCTCAATAAAATTATTTTTTACAGTAGCAGCTATCTTTGCAAGTTCTTCCAGAGTAGCATTGCTAAACAATAAAGGCTGTTCTTCAGTATAAATTGTATAAGCCGTTATCATATCGTTAACCAATATTTTGTATACATCTGGGCAATCTTTATCTCTAAGGAATGGGAATTGCTCGTACAACTTTAAAGTTTGTTTTACCTCAATAGGACTTTCATTCAACTTTTTTGAAATCAAGGAATCACGATAGTCTAAAAGAGTTTTGATAGCCTCTGTACTCGTTTTTTCTGTAGCCTGAGTTTTATACAGTTCTATTTCTTGTAATAAATCTTTCTTCTTCTTCTTAACCGGAACTATTCCATTTTCGTTTAGAAATGCTATCATTTCCTTATTCCCAGGTAATCCTTTGGCAAATTTTGGAATTATAGGTAGCTGAATCTTAGAAACCTCGTTTAGGTCTATTGCCTGTTGTAACAACTCTTCTCTACTAGCATTAGGATCAATCATTATAACTCTTTCCTCTAATGTGTAGATTGGTATAATTTCTTTTGCTTTAGTTTCGGCTTTAGCAATTGGTTTTGAAGTGTATATTTTTATTTCACGTTCAGTGATTCCGACTAATTTTCCAATCTCATAATACATTATCGCTTTGTTCTGAGTCGTATCAGTCATTCGATTAAACCCATTTTGAATGGCCAAGGAACGGCCAATCATTTTATTATATAAATTCTTACCTCCGGTAAGAGTACGATCACTTTTCAGGTACGTAATTACATCTTGTTTGTTAGGTGCTTTCATAATAGCATTCTTTACTGTTTTTATTTACAGCAATATACCGTGCAATTGCACCCTTTATAAGGACAAAAAAGTATCAACAAATTAATAATGAATATAAAAACTATATATGTTGTCAAAATCGTGCAAAAAATCGTGCTTTTGTGCTTAACTATATAAATAACTGATTTACAAATAATTACAAAGCACAACTTAATTGTGCCATTTTGTGCTAATAGCACGATTTAACATTTATTTAAGAATATTTATTAAAAATTACATCAAAAAAATGCTGTTGCAAAATTACAACAGCATTTTTCAAACTAACTAACTCAATCAAATATATATCACGCTCTTGATCGTTCTACAAATACGAAATCACCTCCTGCTTGTTCAATAGCTTCAAAAGTGATTGAAGTACCAGCCAAACCTTGCCAATCTACCGCTCCTGCTAATAAGAAATTAGCGTTACTCGATGCAATCGTTGCCGGATTGGTACCACCACTACCTAATAAGGTGTAACTAATTCCATCCGTTGCATTCGTAATGTCTGCAATCGCCGTAGCTACAGTGTTATCTTGTAACTGATATCTACCAGATCCTGCAGTAACATCTATTGTTGTTTCATCGGCTACTACGGTGTTTACAGTTGCAAAGGTTACGGTACCATAATATCTACCTGGTACTGTTCTACTTTTCTGGAACTGTTGAAACTTTACTAAATTAGTGGTTGATTCATTATTATTTACACCTTCAATCATTAACGATAGCGGTGTACACGGGGTTCCATAAAACCTATAGTATGGTTGATCACCATCACAAGCACCAATTCGGAATCCTAATATCAGGTTTTTGTTAGTAGCCCAAGTAACAAATTCATCGAATTCTAAAGAACTACCAGGATGGCTAAACTCTGGTAAAGAAGTAAATGAAACAGCATCTTCTTCTCCTTCACTTGTAATAGGTAAACTTATTGTACTTGCTGTTGCTTCTATTATCGTAGCGTACTTTCCTGGCTTCATAACTATATCACCAACCATACGCACTCCCTTATCATCTCTGTTTGGCCAGTATGCTGTATCTGCCACATCGATGACAACAACTTCCTGACTTTTAGACTGTGGAGCCCCTCCTCCTGAGGCTTTCTTTATATCTACTCTTACATATCCCATTTTATTATTTTTTAAAGATTAATAAAACAGATCCTGCAGTAATCCTGCAGGAACCTATTTTTACCCACGGGCTACTTCTATGAATTTACCGTTGCTATACACTACTGTAATAAATACACCATCATTAAGGGTTATTGCAGCACTCAAGAAGAAGTTTCCAGAACTTGCAATCGTAGTAGCATTGGTATCACTACCCCCAGTTATCGTATATTCTTCGTCTTCAACAGCATTAGAAATATTTGTTAATGCAGTTGGTGCAGTATTAGAAGATGTAACGAAGTTATTTCCTTCTAATGCATCTGCAGATGCAGCTCCATCAGCTAAAACAACTTGTGTAACTGTATCTTCTACTGTTCCTGTTCTACGTTCTACTTCAATAAATTTTCCACCTGGTAATGCATTAAGAACTAATAGATTTCCATCTTCTAAAACGAAATCTCCATCCGCTAGAATAATATTAGCGTTGTTTTTTACTGTTGATGGAAAACCATTTGGATTCCCTAATAGATATACTTTTTTACCTACAATGGCATCATCTAAATTAGTGATATTCGTAGCTGCAGTATTATATGCTCCAATAATTAAAGAATGATGTCTTGATAGAGATGGTGTGGCGTCATTAGTATCTGCAGGCACATAAGTATCGGTTACAATTTCTACATCGTTACTAAAGAAGATTTGATCATTATATCCTTTAGCATCGTATTGTTTACGACCAAACATAGCAATAAATGGTCCTATTTTATAATCTCCAAAAGCATCGATATCTCGCTTAGCTTTTTCGAATTGAAGTACTCCTGATTCACCAGGTTTATCGGTTAAAAGTTTCTCATTAGTTTTTGTAGTTAAATAAATAAATCCTGATCCTTCTAGCTGATCATACTCTACTAATTCAATATTACTAAAACCTTCAACCGTCATTATATCTCCAGAATAGGTTTGTATAGTTCCTTCCGTTAATTTTCTGGCTTCATTATACCACCTAATTACATTACCTCCGGAAACTAACTGTAAGTCAGGATTTTTTCTAAACTCATAAGGAATTCTTTCAACAAAATCTTTTATATAATCTTTGGCATTTACTGGAGTAATTTTCCCCATTTTGAAAGGGATATATTTTCCTTCATCACGAGCCATATCAATGAGTTTCAAATACCCATCTGCGTTATTCATGAAACTTGCAGGAACACTTCGGTCGGGATTATTATGCCATACACCTCGTCCCATTACAATCTTATCTTCCTTACGAGCACGTTTCATTATTTCGCCTACCAAATAACGTACATAAGGTTCCTTATAAGGGTTAGAATCAGTAATTCTTAGTGATGCAATTTTTTTAAGATATGATTTCTCTAATTTTTTCAGCTCATAACCTTTAAACGTCATATCGATTTGGATATCACGAACCTTACCTTTTTCAGATTCAAATTTTGCTTTGTTCTTTGGTAAGTATTTACTTTTCATTGATTGAGTAATCTCACCAGTAACAATACTTAGCATTGTATACTCATCAGATACACCAGAAATCAACTCTACATATTTTTTCATAACCAAACCATCTAACAGAGTATCTGTTATCTTCTGATTTTCTACTCTATAGTAGTTTTGTAGATCTTGATTTATCTTATCAATATTGGTCGTATTTGTCCAATCGGTTTCTGCAGTAATATTCTGACCAAGGCTAGCCTGTTTAGCAGCTTGATTCCAAGGTCTGCCTTCGAACTCATTATAACTGGCATCTATACCAAATAAATGTGTTGCGGAATGTTTAATGTTTCCTTTGTTCATATTTCCTTTAATTATCTCCGGATCATCTGCGTCGGGTAGAATTTTTAGTTTCTCTACATTGGCAGCTAATTTTTCATTATCCGCTTTAATTTTTTTACTGTCCTCAATTACTGCATTTAGTTTCTGCTCTAAAGATGCATCTGCATTCGGTAAAACTGTTGACGGATTATCTCCATTATTTTTACTATCTTCTTTTGCTTCGGGAGGTGCAGGATCAATGCCTTGCTCTTCCATGAATTTATCGATAGCATTGTTAGCTCCGTCTAGGGCGAGCTTGGCATTATACTCTTTCATAAACTTATCGGCAAAACCATCTTTTTTGGTTGCTTTGTCTATGGTTTTTTTCTCTTCGGCGGTAAATTCCAATGGACCTTCTTTAAAAGCACTTAATCCCAGTGCTCCCAAAACGGCCGCCATTACTTGTTTCCACATAACTTTTGTTTTAAAATTTAAATTATTACTTAATTATTCATAAAGTCCTGCACTGAGGCTAGTTCTTTAACTTTTTCTATAGCAGCATCAAAATTCCCTATACTGTCTATCAATCCATATTCTAAGGCATCTTCAGCATAAAACATTCTACCGGTAAGGATACCTTCAATTGACTCATTAAGTTTCCCTAATCTGTTTTTCTTTATTGTATCTTGAAATTTCTTCGCAAGAGGGTTTAAGGTTAGTTCTTTAAGAAGCTTATAATTACCTTTTAAAGCTTCTTCAAAATCTTTGTTTTTATCTGGTGATTGATCTGCATACACAGTATGCTCTTCGATTCCTAAGTCTTTAAAGTATTTTAAATAACTCATGAAGTTTGCCATAACACCTATACTTCCAAATGCAGCACTAATATTGTTTTCTGCCTTTGTATGATCTGTACCTGAAGCCACCCATTTGGCAGCACTGGCACAAAAATCACACAAAGCAACAACAGGTTTTTTTTTGTTTTCTAAAAAATCCAAATATGGAGCTACCGCCCCAACGGAACCACCTCCCGAATCAATCTTCCATATTTGGCCTATAATATTAGGATTGTTATCAAAAGATCTTGCAAATGACACCAGTTCATCAGCTCCCCAGCAATAATAATTACCATACTTAATCATATTACCCGTAATGGAAACAATACCGATACTCCCAGCAGGAATTTGTTCCTGACCATTATTAGCTAATGGAATACCATCCTCGTTTACTACCTCTCGAATAGCAGATTGTATTTTTTGTTCTTTGGATTTTATATTACCGGAAAGAATATCATTGGCAAGTTTGAGGTTATATAATCCCGTAATAGGATCTATCGCCCATAAGCCTCTTCTAATTTCGCTCGCTGTTTTGCTGAATAGCATTTCATATCATTTAATGATCTACATTACAATAATAGTTTAGTGAGCGATTTTATAAATGGACATTATAATTAGTATGAAAGGAAATTGAATTCGTAAAAAAGTTTAGAAAAAAGGAGAATGGGAAAAATAATAAGATTTTAAGAGCTTGATTTTAACATTTATAAGGACAAATTAACGGGATAAATCATAAAGCATTGTAAATCAAATCTTTATGTTTAGTTTTATATCTTTGACACCTCTTTTTCCATGCTTCAAGATTCTTATCGGAGTATAATACGTGATTATTATGACAAAATCGTTTGATTGCTTTTGTCCTAACTCTGGAAGTTTCTGCAGTTTTTCTTTTGGAAGGAAAAGATTTTAATGTGTCCTCATGCTGAGATTCTGCACCAGCAACATATGCTAATAATTCTCTTTCAAACGCAGCCTTAAATCGTAATGTAATTTCATTAATTGCCTGATCAGTAAATTCCATTAGAGCATAACGTCCTTCAACTACTTCTGCAAAATTACTACCTGCTGTAAGACTAACTTCAATAAAGAAGGTCATCCCTTTTTCTAATACAGTAGGTTTATTAGCTTTAGATAATTTAGTGCAGACAAAACGGCCAAACGACGAACTCATATCAACATGAAAAGGTTTTACCAAAGATCCATTTGTTAACAGATGTGTTTTAGTATTTAATTTATTCCCGAAATACGTAGCCAGGTATTCGGGTAAAGGAAATGGTATGATTTGTTTTTTACTCATTAATGTTCAGTTCCTCTAAATTAAAAAACCCCTGTGGATTTCCGCAAGGTTAATTTTATTATTAGTTAACATACTGATGTTGATATATTTCAATGATTTATACAAACCATGAAATTATTGATTTTCGTTTTTTAAATACATAGTATACAACTCCTGCAGCAAGAAATAACCATATCCAATCCCAAAAATTAAAAGAATTATCCCGTTCTACTTCAACTTTTTTATTGTCTTCCTTTTTATCAGTTTTTATTTTGGATTTATCCGAAGTGTTGGAGATTTTCTTCTCCTTAGTTTTTGTAGAGTCAATTTCTTTTGTGGTTACTATTTCTATTTTAGTGTTTTTATACTCCTTCTCTCCTATTTTCATAGGTTTACTATTATCTTTTGGAGTATAAATTATTTTATCAGTTTCTCGAATAATAAAAGCATTGGTTTCTATTTGCTGAGTTTCATTTTTAACTATATCTCTTTTTTCAATTTTTGTAGTTTGTACCTCTGTTCTTTGCATGGTTCGTTTTCTGGTACCGCAACTCATGCAACAAAGTAATAAAACAATGACTAATGCTATTTTATAATTTTTCATTCTTCCAACCTTCTATATTGTAATAGTCTTCTCTTTGGATAGGCAGAAATTTTCACCTGATTATTTTGGTTTCCTCCTAGTACATAAATCCAATTTCTAGTTTCACGTATAAAAAAAGCCACATGACCTTTCCAGCTTTCGGGTTTATCTCTCCAAAAAACAACAATATCTCCTAGTTTAGGTTTAGATACTTTCTCCCCTATTTTCAACCAACTTCTAGCAGTTAGTTTACCGGTATAAGGTAATCCTGACTTCTTACAAACCCAGTTCGCAAAAGCCGAACACCAAGCCGTTTCATCATGTAACTTTACTCCTTCAAATCCAATTTCATCAAAGTATTTAAGTATCTCAGGATTATCTTTTTTTCCAGAAATTTCTTTTAATCCAATTTGCGACAATGCCAATCCAATTGTTTTCATTTCTTATGTTTTTTATCTAAATATTTTTTCCAGAAATACGCTGCAGTTGTTGCTATCAAAAGTGAAAGTGTCGACATAATAGTTTTTAGAATAAACTCTTCAAAAAAAGTTCCCGAAATGTATGCTATTGCATAAAATGATAACTGCAACTCTAATGTTTTACTCATGTGATTTTCCATCTTTTCCTAGTTTCTTTTTTACGAAAGCTCTAACTGCCTCAATAGCCAAAAGAATAGCGATACAGCCAAAAATTACATACCCATCGTTCATGTCCAGGTATATTTTTCCGTCTCTGATCTTATCTGTTGCAATATCATACAGATAAACAAGCAAAATAATTGCTGCAATAATCCTTAAAAAATTTCTTATGTGTTGATTTTTTATATCCATAACCTCCTTGTTTTAGTTTTTATTTATTAATCAAAAAATGCCATTATCCAGGTATTCGCAGCTACCTTGGTTATTTTACCACTTCTTCTTGTAGGGCCTAATGTTAAGCCATTACCAGAATCTAGTATTGTTATACCTGTATCAGGATTGATTGTCACTGTACCAGAAGCACTACTGCTTGACAACCATATACTATCTCCTATATTGGCTGCCGTATCTACTGTAGTTGATAATAACCATGTATTAGAGGCTGCTCCTGTATAATTTCTGGAGTTATTTATGTCGGATGTAAAGAAGTTTTGTGAAGCCGAATAATTAGTGATCGTAGGTATTGTTGCATAGGCCGTATTATCAACTGATCCGTTGGCTTTTAAAAATTGAGATGATGTGCCTCCTTCAACTTTAAAATTAGCTGCTGTTACATCTCCGCTAAACCAACCGTTCACAAATCTGGTGGTGGAAGTTCCTAAAGAAAATGTGTTTCCTGTAGGTCTAATGGATGTATTACTAAAAACTAATCCCGTAGTAAAAGGTGTAGTTAAATTTGCTAGCTGTAATGTCATAACATCATTGGTTACAAACATACTTGCTCTAATATTATCTGCACCCGATAATCCATTTAATCTAATTTGAGGCGGTGATCCAACACCATCATCTAAAGTCAAATTTTGCGTTATCGTTCCTCCATCAAATGAGGCACCTGCTACTTTCCAATCTGTATTACCTAATTGAGTATCTAATGCCGATTCAATTTCCGCACCGGTTTGATCTGCAGTTGCACCAGTTTCTATTCCTTCTAATTTGGTGACTTGAGCAGATGTAGCTAAACCATTTACACTATTCGTGGCACTTGGGATAGTAGCATCAGTTCCTGTATCACTTTGAATAACTCCATTACTATACGTTAGGTTTGTAGCTCCTCCTGAACTAGGTAAGTTCGCTATCTGAATTTTCTTTTTGTTATTACTATCGGCACTATCTTCTATAACTAAAACATCTGCGCCTATAGGCGTTACCTTCTCTGTTAGAGAGTTGACTTCATTTGAAACATTACTATGAATCGCATTAACATCTGTAGCGTTACCACCATAACTTATAAGTCCTGTATCACTACCTCTATAGACAAAAGAAATATTTTTAGTGGTTGGATTAATATTCGTAATATTCCCAGTATTAGGTCCTCGATACACACCTATTGTTTTAGCTGCACCTCCTGTAGTGAAATCAATAGTTTGAGGGCTAGGGCTACTAAAAGTACAATTATCAAGAATAGTAGTACCTCTATGACCTAAATACAGAAACAATCCTGTAGTAGTATCCTCTGTTTTAAACGTACAATTTTCAAAAACTAAGTTTACATTTTTGTCCTGCGTAACCCTCACTAAATTTTGCAACTGTGTTCCTCCAAAATTAGAATTATTTAAAAATCCTTCATTTACACTAATATTAGCAGGAACGTCTATTATTAAATCTTTTACTGTTATTGTTTCAAAATCTCCAACTCCATCAGTTGCGTATTGTTCTAAATCTAACCATAACCAACCCTCTACTTTACCTCCATCAATAATGAATGATTTAGGATAACCGCTTTCTATTTTGAGACTCGTTCCAATATTAATGTCTGAAATCGGTGCAGCGTACATTGTCCAACCAACATAGTGTCTTTGTGAAGCTATTGCTTGTATCCCTTCAACAATTTCACGTCTTGTACTTCCTGTATAAGGTTCTCCCTGCGGGATAGTTCTTTGGGAGCGCATGTAATTCTCAGAAGTACCTTGTAACTCTACTGTCCTTAAAGTTTCTTCATTTAATGGTGCATGTTGAGTAGCTTTATGATTAAAAAGAAATTTATTATTATCCCTTCTTAATGTATTATCTTCATCGATAAATGAAGCGTTTCCCCACCCTTTACTAATATAAAAAGTATTATTAGTTACATAAGAATGTCCTGACATTAGCCCTTCAGTTATAACACCTCCTGGAGCACCACTTCGTATTCTTGAATTAATAAATATATTATCGGTAACTACAGCACCTCCAGATCTAACATCAATTTGACTATTCGTTAAAGTATTACCTCTAAAATCAGTAGATAAATCTACATTACTGGATTTATCTACGAAAAAATTATTTGTAATTTTTGCTTTTCTACAAAAAGAAGTAAGAATAGCTACTGTTTTAGAATCATAAGAACCATTAAAATCTTGTATACCTCCTTCAAACCAATTATTATTAATAATAACTCTATCTGGGCCTTTTATACTTAGATTAAAGAAATTAGATTCTGAAAACCTATTACCTTCAATAATATAATTATTAGATTTTTTTCCATAATCTTCAATATTAAGATCTCCACTAGGTAGTACTCCTGTATTTTTATAAAAATTATTATATAGTATTTTAGCCCCTATAGCAGGATTTGTAATACCATGTCTCCTGTTTTCCCTAAATACATTATTCTCAATTATAGCTCTAAAGGGATAACTTGGTGATGTGACAAACCATCTAAAATCAGTAATATTAGTACCATTATCATCTACTAATATTCTATATTTTTTATAGTTGTCTGGATATTCGTAAACGGTATATGGCGTGAGCGTAGAGGATTTCTCTATAAAAACATCGTTTTCATCATAGAAGATCATCCAATATCTAAAATGAGTTAAATAAACGCTTGTAGAGGCCCCTGGAAAAAAAGTAAACCATAAATGAGGAGTTGGCATATCTCTGGTTACAGTCATGTATTGATAACTTCCACCTGCCGTAATTGTACCATTTTCGTCTATAAAACCATTGGTTAAATGATCATCTGTTATATTAAAATTTCCGTTGGTCTGATCTCTTCTTGCAATACCATCACCGTGAAACTGTTCTATAACATTATTCCTAACTATACAATCAATTGCATTAGAACCGTAAAAAATACCATGTCCCCACTCGTATAAATCTATTATATCTACAGTAACTCCTGCACCAGATGTTTCATCTGTAAATATCACAGTAGAATATTGCCCAGGCTGTCCTCTAAGTTCGATTTCATTACCAGTGGGGTTTGTAGCTGTCCAGTCGGAGAAATCAGGATCTGTGTTTATATAGTTAACTATTTCAGTAACATTGGTAGCAATGTTACTAAGCGTTATCGGTATTAATTCATTAATTTCTTTTTCTGTTACATCATCCTTAAATTGAGGATGTTCTATTATTCTTAATCTTACATTTCCTGCTGACGTTGCAGCACTAGTAAGTTCAATTGTTTTATCATAAAAATGTTCAAATCGATCTCCGATTAAATGGTTTCCTTCTATAATAGAACCTTTAGTATCATAAAATCCATAAATAGAGGATCTTCTTAAATCGCTATGGTTGGATTTAACTTTAGCACCTCCTTTAGATGTAACTTTAACATAATCACCGCCATTACCTACTAACCATAAATTATCATTACCTGGTCCATTTGTAAAAAAAGGTGATCCATAGTCATCTATATACTGATCTCTACGATACACTCCATCGGTTACTTTATTCCATATTAAAGTACCTGAATTCTGATTAACCATATATAGCAATTGCTTTCCTACATTAAAATTGTTAATCGTATTTGAATCAGTATCATTTGCTCCAAAATTAGAGGCATAGACTTCACTAACAATAAAAGTTCCAGATAAGGTGGCATCAAAAAGATCTATTCCCAAATCTTCATTGATGAATTCAAACGAAGTATTGTTACCAACAAAATTACCTACATTTAGTATCTCTCCTCCCTTAAAAGATAAAGTGATGTTTGCAGGTGGACTAAAATTGCCTCCTGCTAAATCTATAGTACTTTGTATTTCCCATATTTTATTTGCATTAGAGGCGCTTGGAGTGGTGAAATCTGTCGCTAATGTAGGAACAAAAATGTTTGCATTAGAACTTCCTCCACTTCCTGAAATTGCAATATTACCAGAACCTAGCAAGGATTGATTATTAATTGTTTTGATATTTGTACCACTGACTAGGTTATCCTGTTTATCTGATATATCTATACTTCCTCCATCTTCTAATGTGATAGTATTTCCCGATCTGCTTAATTGTTGGTCATCAGTTCCAGAGCCTCCTCCTGATAATGAGGATAAATCAATGGTCTTAACTGTATCATTTGATAATTGAAGAGTAATAATATTTGTTGTTGTATTAAAAGTGAAAGTTTGAATAGTTTGATCTACTGGTAATATAGGTGTTAGATCGACACTTCCTCCTCTTTCTAATGTAAGCGTATTACCGCTTAACGATAATTGTTGATTATCTGTTGCTCCTCCAGTAATTGCATCGTTTATCCATCCGGCAAATGTAGATAATGGAGCATGTGTGATTCTATTATCACTATTCCTCCACATCAATATACTGTCGTTCTTAGTAGCGGTTGGTAGTTTTGAATAATTCTGTGCATTCCCCAATACACAAAAAAGCATTCCAATTACAATAAGTACTTTCTTCATTTTTAATTAATTTAAGGGTTATAGGTACTAACAACATCTTTATAAGAACTGACTTCGTTTGCAGGGCCACTAACATAAACACCATACCCTATAAAAGAGCCATCTGACATTATGCTACTAAAGGCTACATTATCCGGTTGTATTTTATTTGGATCAAATTCACCACTAGCTTTATGAAACAGAACTCCTAGTTCCTGACCTACATCCGATAAGCCACTTCCTGAAAACTCATTTACTATTACATTTACATCGATTCCCATTAGATTGCACTTTTATTAATTTTAATTTCAAATATCATTTGCCGATTACCGTTACCATATCCATCGATCTCAACACATACTTTTTTTTTACGTTTTAATCTATTCCAATCGATCTTAAAGCGTAACCACTCCCCTCTTTTTTCTATTCCTTCTCCTAGCACTAATGTCTGTCGTACCGTTTTTTTTCTTTGATCTTCTGATACAATAATTTTAATATTATCATTGAATGGACATTCTTTCCTTCGAATTTCAAAGATTGGATTACTGGATCTTGATATTTCAAAAACTTTTATTGTCGGATCATCTATTTTATAGGTTGTTTCCATATTAATTTATAGATCAATTACCGTGTAAACAACATTCACTTTGATAGTACCAACTCCACCTGTGGCAGAAGCACCAAAAAAAGATAAGTTCAATGCTGAATTTCCAACTGTATCAGCAACAGTATTCCCATCACCTGCATCACCATCATAATCCGTAATATTTAGTTTATGAAAAATGATTCCGGCAAAATTCCATCGCATTTCACTATTTGCAACACTATATTCTGATACAATTCCGTTTCCGAGATAAATTCTATACCCCACATCGTTGTTGTACGCAGTCGTTAAATTTTTAGATATCGAAATAGAAATGATGTCATACACTTTGTCAACACCCGGGCTAGGTAAAATTTGTATGTTAGGTCCAGAAACTATTTCATGATCTGTCAAAGTTTCTGTATGTTTTTGTATTACACTGGACCCCCCACCATAATTGGCATCTGCATAACCTTTATCTATTAAAGACCTAGGAGTGTAATTCGATGAATAATCCGCTCCGTATTTTATTCCTCCATAATTGTTGTAGTCATAATACGTGGCGCCTGTTGATTGATTAATCTCTATATGAGATCCAGTAGGACTAGTTAACGCTCCAAAATTACCAGTACCAAACACTAAAGACTCTCCTCCATTTAAGGACACTCCTTTTCCTGATGGCTTGCTATTTGAACCTATGAAGAATTTCTTATCCAATTCCCCTGGTGAGCTTCTTTTGTTTAAGAAAATGTTACCTGTTATACTGATTTCAAAATTCGCAGTAGGTACATTTGACCTTATCTGTGTTGTGGAGACTAAATCTCCACTCATTATACTTCGGTACTCTCCAAAACCCGCATTCCAAATCACGTAATAAGGTAAATCCGAACCATCATCTACAGAATCATTAATTCTATATATTTTACTAATATCCCCAATAGCAGGTAGTTGTGATGGGGTATTAACAGATACTAAAACTGATTCACCAATAATCCTCCATTCTATTCCATTATACTTGTAAATGTTTTTATCATCGGTATCAAAATACACCATTCCCTCATTTGGATTAACCGGTGAGTTTGATCTGGCAATAAAATCAATCACTTGTGCATCAACTACCTGAGCTAAAGCATTTGATGATAAAAATAATACTAGTATATAAATTAACTTTCTCATTATAATTCCCTTCCGCTTATTAAAATTCCTAAATTCGTTTCTGTTGTATATGGTAATGCATTAACATTAGCCATGATGAATCTTTTTGTTTCATTTGGAGATGTTCCGTAATCACCCATGATAAAATCACCTACCTCAATAGTGCTGTAATCCGGGTTTGATCTTTTGTTGACCTTAAAACCGTCAATAAAAGTCCAGGTACCTATTCGACTTGTAATGGTGTTTAATACATTAGCATCACCCTGGTCTACATAATTGGTACTGGCAAATACTCCTATTTCGCGTATATTAATCAGCATGGCATTTATAGAAGTTGCATAAATATCACTGTAATCGGTTGCTGTAGTTTGAGTATTCCCTAATCCTATTACACCAGCATTTCCCGTGTATAAGTACACTTTTTCAGCACCTGATATGGTTGCAATAAAAAATCGATCTCCTTGAATTCCATATGGACCATTAGCATTGATGTAATCCTCAATTGTCTGAACACCGATATCTCCTACATCCTCAAATCCATTGATTATATCTTTTTTCAGAAACTTGATTGCAGTCTTATTGATATCCTGAGCTTGCAAAGCAGTACCGGACTGGCCATAGGTACCCTTTCCTTTTACAATTTCGTAATCAATACGGTATATTCCTTTTTCTATAGATCCCTGGTATATATAAAACAATGCCGTTTCATCTTCCTGAACTACAAAATTTGGGAGATTGTTTATTTGATCTGCTATGACTGCGTACTCATTAATATTAGTTAACGGGTTAACCAATATCATTCTATTTTGGATAGTTTTATTATCCTGTTCTGTTGCTATATCCTTAGTTATCCATACTCCAGTAGTACTCCTATATTCGGTACCATCTATAAGCAAAGCACTAGCACCAATTTTTGGGTTAGGATGAGCAACAATTAGTGCATTATAATTAGGATGTACTCCATAAAACAAAGCATTCTTATTGTGCTTATCTACAATTTGGTTGAGTTCATCTGCAGAGAATTGTGTTGTAGGATCTGTAAAAGCTACAGCATTACTTTTTTGTGGTATCGATATGATTTCTGGAAACGGCATTATGATAAACCAAAACTTAACACGTAAGCAAAACCATAGTCATTTGCTAAATCTTGACTGATATATTCTATAGGTAAAAAATCTTCATTTTGTAATGTTATCACAGATTCTCTGGTTCTGAACCTGTTTTTAGAAATCATTGGATTTTTCGATCCTGACAACCTATAATGATCTCCATAGTTTGTTTTAACTACAACCTCATAATGACCTTTTAATAGTTGGTCCATCTCTGTAAAAATTTCTTCTGATAATCCTCTATACACTAGCCTAAGACTATTTTTATACCGAAGACCTGCTTTTGTTGTAGTTGCATTACTACTCCATCTAATTTTTGAAAGACTGGTATGTGTTTCTGATAATAAAGGAAAAGCCTTACCATGTACCGACTTTAAGTACACTTTACAGATATTGGAAATAAGGTTATCGTTAGGCTGCAGAATCATACTCAATAATAGTATGAACACCAGATATTTATGTGGACATAACCTATGTAGAAATTAAATCGTGCGAATCGTGCGAATCGTGCTAATATCGTGCTAAAATCGTGCTTTGTAAACACTTGATTTTTAGATTATTACATTCGAAAGCACAAAAGCACGATTTCTCTTACTTATTTAATTAATTAATTAAAGTAAAAGAAAGATATAGTATATATAGGTTTTTGCCTTTTTTGGTTGTTTCCTGAAAGGAATTATCAAATTTTGCATGAAAGCACTATTTGTTATTACTCTTTTAATTGGGGGTGTGGGGGAAAATATAAAAAATAAGGAATGTCAGAAAGGGCAATAGTCCTGGAAGGCTTTACCTCTGTTTACTCATAAAGAGTACAATCGTGCGATAGGATAAATCACCAAGTTACACCATAATCGATTTACGGTTTAACCGTAAATTATTAGGATTATTTCCTATATTTGGGAAAATTTCCTGATGTCATTATCAAACAACATAATCGAAATAGATGAAGAGTTTATCGAAAAAAAGATAAACAGAGCGTATTGTGGGCTTTCCTATATTAAAGTTGCAAATGATGGTATTTACTATGCTCATCTTAAAAATAAAATATATTCGTATAGTGGTATTAATGGAGATTATTCTGGAAAAAGAAATTTAAGAGCCTGTGTCGTAATATTTATGGGGTTGATCGATAGATATAAAAACTTTGAATGTGATGAAATTCGATATTATTTTAATGATCATAAAGGAAATTGGTTGTGGCAAGAGGTTCGTTAAATAGTTAACCCAGGATAATCAACCGGTTCTTTTATATCTTTTCTATTACTATCAATAGATCTTGAAAACAAATCTCGACTTACTGGGTGAGCGGTTAACAAATCATCATTGTATCGGACATTAAATAGTTCTTGAATGTGTTTCTCGTTTAAATCATCTCTAAGCCATTCTTTTTCAAGTTCATTATCTAACAATACGATTTGTCTCTTATCACCTGATTTATTGTGAATTTTAGCAAACCATGGGCTTGCCTGCTTGGTGAACATTGTGAAACTAACTGTGCCATCATTACCTACAGAATAAATACCAGCTACAGATAAAACATCATCATCCTTTGCACTGAAATAACAAGGGTAAGAAACTCCATTAAACTTGTGAGGCTCAAAGAATCCTGATAGTGGAATAATGCATCTTCTCTCAAAAATACTCCACTTATAGATAAAATGATCAAATGCACTTTCACTCCTGGCATTTAACCCACCGCCTTTAGGAGCAATTTTTTTATAGTAGTCATTTTGATATGCCCCATGTTGCGTGTGTGGCATGATGCCCCATAGTCCAGGTATTAATTCTTCTTTGCTTTCTTGTGGGACAAACAACATATCAGGGTGAGCATAGCCATTAAAATGGTAGGCACTAAAATCGTTATCTCTTATATCGAATAAATCTGTTCTTTTTACTCCATATCTTTTCTCCAGTAGACGAACGTTTCTTTCTTGCGCAGCATGGTAACACATTCCGTTATAGTTAAAAGTTTTCCCATGTATAATTTACGATATTTATCTTACTTTCCTTAAGTTTTTCTTTAACGCTAAATCTATGTTTTTGTAATATGATTATTGGTTCTCGAGGTAAAAAACTGTTCCAACACTATTCGAACCGATAATATGTACCTTTCCAGAACCAAGCTTTTTATCTAACTCATTGATCCAGCCACTTCCTTTGCCTTCAATGTTACGTAATTTCCAATGTGTTGTCATTACACCGGGATTTTTGCTATTATCAATAGCAAAAATTCTAAAATAGTGTCCAGCCAAGAATGATTGGATATTATTAACATCAACTTTTAGCTCATTTACCTTATCTTCAATTTTTGACACATAATCACCTGTACCTTCAATGTCTATAAAAGTCCAATTTCCTTGTAAAGTTTCCATATTATTCTAGTTTAAATTAATACAAATGTTTTATTTTTTTGTAGCATGATAGCATATTTTAGGTTAATTAAAACCTGAAGTAATCTGGGAAGAGTGGGATTTATTACCTAATACTTTAGATAATTCGAATACGTTAATAAAAAAACCTCACTATCAGTATTCCTTAGAATACTGATAGTGAGGTAATTTTGAATAAATTTACAAAAAAATACTATTTGTAATTCAATTTTAGTTTTTCATTAACACTGTATTCTAAAAAGAAGTGACTTTTATACTCTAATCTTCATCATTAAATTGAGGAATTCTATCTCTTCGACTAAAAGGTAAAATTTTTCTTCTCATCTCTTTTTTGTCGTCAAACAATCTTGATATTTCATGAGTTTTTTCTGTATAATCAGATTTATTGTTATCATCTCCTTCTCGTTGATAATAACAAATACGAATAGACTTACAATTTTCGTGTTCGAAGATAGTACTTAACATTGTTCTATCCGACAAACCACATGAATGCCCCATTATACTGACTTCAAATTCTTTAGAATCAATATAACTCAATAAATTTCTATATGCTAGTGAATGAAAATACTCAAAAGATTTAATGAATCGAAAAGCTTCATTAATATTCAATTCCTCTATTTCTTGATAACTCCTATCTTTTTCATCTCCAAAACCGAATATCATAGATTCTGTATCTCCATCCAATTCTCCATGTATATGATTTATTTGTGCTACTCCTCTACAAAGTGGGTTTTTCAAATATTGATTCGTTGTACTTGTATAATTGAAATTTAAAAAATAAAGATTTCTATATCTGTCGTTAGACTGGTTTAAATTCGTGTTTTCTACAAAAAACTGATCAGGTATTTTAAGCGAATTTTTATTACCATTAGCAGCTTCCAATAAGTAAGAATGTAGTTTTCCTTTTAAAAAACCAAGTTCGTCATTCAACTCTTTAAACAATATGTATTTCTGTTCCAATATATCAACATTAGTATTAGGTTGTTCTTCTACAATTTTTTTTAGATGCTTATAATATGTATCTTCTATATCAACCCATCTATCAATTGAATTAAAGAGTGCTTGAGCAAATTTTGTTTTAGCCGTAAAAGTTAAGGCCTTTCCATTATGCTGATCTATAACACTCTTTATATCTTTTAATGTTGTAGTTTCTTCAATCAAAGTTGCAAAACTACTTAACGCGATCTCATTGGTATGAAAATGAAATAATCGATCATCTATAGTATACAACTGATCATAACTTTCTACTATGAAACTTTTAATATAGTGAAACATGAAATCATTATAACTGGTTTTTAATCCATGAGCTAAATCAAAACCATTTCCAATGATTATTAGTTGGTTGGAAATTGACGTCCTATCAAAATTGTATGCCATTTGCAATAATTTGTGTTAATTAAACTTTTTTAATGATTGCGTTGGAAAAGATCCACGCATTTCATCACCACGTTTATTTGTCCAGGAGCAATAAGCATAACCATTAGTATCAACTCCAATAACAGTCATCTTCGGGCTATTAGTTTCTAATTGTACAATATTATCTTTTGTTATTTGATTCATTTCTAGTACACTTTTTTAAGGTACTCTTCAAATTCTTCATATCTTTTTTCGAATGATTCTTTTCTAGCCATATATGCTTTATTTTCCATTGTTGCCCAATCATTCAAAGTATGTTTTTTCTTTGGTGATAAATAGGCGTATATACCACTTCTTATCTTTAACTCATCAGGTAAAGGAGATACCTCGTTTAAAAAAAAGAAAAACTCATCAATTTCTACGATTTCTATACCAGAAATAGTCCAATGATTAATTTCTTTGTTTAGTTTATTATCAGGATATCTACTTAACTCATAAATATTAGAAAGCCTATTTCCAAGGGGTTCAAATTTAGTCAGGCCCAATTTCTTGATGTTTTCTATCTTTTGGAGTAATGGTACTATCTTATGATTTCCCAACTTTCGGACATTCTCACTTGGATTTAACAATAAAAGTATACTTTTTAGTTCTTTTTCTATAGCTTGTTCTGCTAATACAAAACCCGGGCTTAATAAACCATTAAAAAAACAACACCTACACCCAAGATAATCTTCTGAAGCTATATGGCGCATTCCCATTGCTGTTATATTATTTCTAGCAAATTCATTTACTTCACTTCTAGTTAATCTTAATTCCATTGGATGTTATTTTTAATTATTTAGTACTACGCTAAATTAAAACCTTAATGCGCAATGATTTTACGTAATTAGAATAATTTGATTTTTCTATACTAATATCTAAAAGATGACTTGGGTATTTCATTTATAAATATTATACTATGATATCCTCCTTCTTTTCAGGAAATATTTGTCTAAACACTTCTACATTAAGAGACATTTCTATTTTGTTATTATATTCATCTATTTTATGAACCAAATCAACGTGTTTGGATAGGTCATAATTTTCTTCTTCTTCTTTTCTGAACTTACGATCTCTAATATATGATGAAAATACATCTAACTGAGTTTCATGAAATTTTAAAACTAGTCTTAAGATTTGTAATTTTTCCACATCCCTAATCTCAGAATAGATAACGAATTCACATAGTAAGATATATCTATGCAATATAAATTCCCATCCATAGCGTATATTTTTATGTTCATATAAACTATCTTTTTTAAACACAGGATCTGATCCTGCGACCTGTTTATGTCTTTCAATAAAAAAATAAAGTGCCGAAGATCCAGTACGTGAACCTTCATTAGTGCTGATTCTATGATAATCCTCTTTTAAATCTTTGAATAGATTGATAACCAATTCATAATTTCGATCTTTATTACTTTCATTGATTTCAGATTTAAGAATATCAAATTGTTTTTTATTTGCATCAATCTGTGCTTTAAAAGACCAATAAACTAATACTGCTCCGATAATATTAGTGATTGGAGCTGTAATCCCCCCAATTGTATCCCCTATTTCTCCTTTTTCCAATAGAACAAATGATGAAAATATTGCTGGTCGAGTAAACAAGTAAACTGACGAAACCAATAGTATTATCATACCTACAATAAAGCCTAAACTTCTCCAAAAACTAGGTGTTTTCATTTCGTTATTACATTTTAATTCAAAAAAAATGAAGATACCAATTATTGCTAGAATTACTCAACAAATTCCTTACGGTTATCCGTAATAAAACAAAAACCCTCCGGTTAGCTATACCAAAGGGTTTTCTGTCCAATTTTAAATTCATAAAACAATGATTGGGGTATCTATATTTTACGTCCGCAATTGAGGCAATGTTTACTTTCTGGAGTAAGTAATTTCTTAGTAGTACATCTACATAAATTATGTTTTTTCATTTTGTATTTATACCTCTCGTATTCATATTTTTTTCTTAACCACTTTAGCATCATCCAAAAGTATTATATCATAATTGTACTACCATGTGGTTTTCCACGGTGATGAGAATTATTTTTTAGTATGCTTCTTATTTGCCAGGGATTTTAATCCTGATTCCATCTCACATAAATGAATATGCTTGTAGGTATCCTGTAATGCCTTGGCTTTACCTCTCTCTTCCTTTATAAAATCAATAGCCATAACAATTGATTTTCTTTCTTGTTTGTTGATATACGTATCTGACATCGTTTCTTATTTAAGTTGTTTTGTTAATCATAATCTTCATCATCAATACGCCAATTATTAAGTGTGTCCTTAACATAATGCAAATCTGGATTGCATAGTTTTAAAGCTTCCTCCTTGCTTATATATTCGTAATCTGAAGAACCTCGGTAAAGCATGTATTTTATTTCGCTTTTACCGTTATCATAATCGTATCGGATTTTTTCAAGTTCTCCCCTATCCGTTGGACAGAAACCTAAGTTTTCTGTATTGATAATAATTAATGGTTTCGGCCTGTACGATTCTACAATTAGAATAATGGTACCACCTACTATTAGTCCTAAAATGATTGATATTATTAGATGTTTTGTTTTCATGATTAGCTTAGTTTTATATCTTCTTTAAATAATCTATGTATATACTCTGCGTGCAACTCTACCTGATCTATGCTTTCTATGCAGTGAAAAATCAAATGTATTATGCCATAGTCCCCTAGAGAATCACGATATTCATGTTGCTCTTTGTTTTTTGCCCAAAGAACAAAGCAGCATAAGTGCCCTATCTCTCCCAACGTTTCTTTATCCAGTAAACATTCCTTGAATTTCTCTAAATCCATTAGAGCATATTCATTGTATTTGCGCTTACAGAAATTATAATCGAAGGTGTGTTTGAAGGTTGCTAATTTTCTGTTCTGTATTTCGTAATTGATTCCGCTCATGTTTACTATTCTATTTTACTCGAGTTATTAAATTGTCTATTTGCATTTCCGCACATTCAACGTCTTGTGTTATGTCTGTAAAACTTTCTGGATTGTATAGAAACTCTTTGTTCAGTTTAATCTGAGCGTTGATTAGTTCTTGTCTTGTAAAGGTTTTTTCCATGATTTCAATTTGAATTATTGGTTTTTTCATCGTTTAGGTTTTAAGGGTTGATATCCTATTTTTATGGTTTTTCGCTATATCTGTTGGGATGAAACTGACATGATGTGTTTCTTATCTTCTGACCAAACAGAGTAAGACATCGATTGGCATAAATACAATCACTGCAGGTTTTACCATCCGGTAGAAGCATATTGAATTGGTGCTCCCAATCCTCTGTCCCTTTTTGGTAGAGTCTATTTACTCTATCTGGGTTCTTGGTGATTTTCGTTTTCATTATTGAAATACTTTTCTGATTATTTTATTAGCTATTTTAATCTTGAGCTTTGTTAGCTCTCGTTTCCTGTTCTCACTGGTGATTACAGGATCTTTTTCTTTATTGAAAATATGTGCCCCTTTGGGAATTACTATTGCTTTTGGGTCGATAGAAAAAAGATTCTCTACCCCATGATCATCAACAATTGTTGTGACTGTGATACCAAAATGCGCTAGTATTTTATTCCACGGTTTCATTATCTTCATCAAATGGATTATCTTCTTCTTGTTGCCTTCTGGCTTCGTCCTCAAGCTTTATATATAGCTCTGTAGGAACATGTATTTCTATATATTCTTTACCACTAGATTTTATATCCCCTCCGTTTGCACTTGGATTATAGTTCCACCCCTTAAAACTTGCATACTTTCTAAGCTTATCTTTGAATTTGGTCATATTGGTCCACTTGGTTTCGGTTGGATACACATTACCAAAGCCATCACCATGTATACGATGTGCTGGAGTACCTTGATCTACTCGATACATATCGAATTTTAATACTCTGGTGTTTACATTATTGGGGTTACAGAAATAAGAATTTGCCCAATCGATAAAGCTCTCTCCCAAATCCTGTCTAATTTTACGTTGATTAAGCTCATCTTGTGGAGCTTCGATAATACCATGCTTAAAAAAGAGATGAAGACATAAGGCAGCCATGTTATAGCATAGGTTATGCTGATCGGTATCCCATTCATCAAAGAATAACACTCCAAAATCATCTATAGGTTTATGTTTATCACTATACCAATCACTAAACCCTAATAAGATTTGACGATCTTTAAAAGATCCTCCATCCCCTTTTAATGCATGGTTGGTTGTGATGTATAACTTTTGAGGTAAATGAGCTGGTAAGGTTTGTTTACCCATATTTTTTTTCTCCACTGTGAATTTACCTGTGATATGGGGGAACAAGGCTTCTAAATCAAAGTTCATTCTAACATCGTCAATGAATACACATTCGGTTCGTTCATCCACTTCTGAGAATACAAACCTATCCTCTAGCAAGTCCCGTTTTTTTCCGGAGATCGTTACTGTAGGAATAAGATGTTCTAATAACATCCCTATAATAGATTTACCACTACGCCCATTAGAGGCACCTACTTCACTCATCTTTGCATCCATACCAACAACTGCCTTAAGTATATTCGCATTACGATAGCGATGCAACATATACCCTATTGCCGTTAATTTTGATAGGAAATGTCTCGAAGTATGAAACCATTCGTCTAAATCATAATCCTTGATTGGTTTACGGGTAAATCGACAAGTGTTCATTATAAATTGAAGCATATGACATCGATCACCATCTTCTGTAAAATCTATGGTATACTCTCCGATGTATTGCTTTAGGCTATCATTATCTTTTGCATCCTCTGCAGTTATTTTGTGTACTTCTTTAAGGAGTAACGGTAATTTAGTAGGCTCAAAATCTCTTAATTTATCCTTCCATACGTCCCCTTGAATTTCTTTTAGTGGGGTTTGCTCAAATCCCTCATCTGTCACTTTCCAATAACAATTTTTGAAATACAAATACTGTATTCCTTTTCCTGGTAGATGTAGATCAAGATTTGTAAACTCCAAATTCTCCAAACTGACTGGACCTAGATATCTTGTACCACCAGAGTACAACATGTTTGCAACCTTTTTCATGTTAAGAGATCGCTTAACAAATTCCGTTACAAAATCCTTAATCTCGTAACATTCTACCTGATCGACAATATTATCTTCCTTCTGAATCCATATCCAATTCTTGTTACCTAAACTATATCGATAAAACCCTCTATTTTGTAAAAAAACATAGCAATTTGAGTAATCAAAAGAGTAAGAAACTTTATCCTTGCCCTTATGTTCCTCCCAAAACTCTTCGTGAGTTAACAACGGTTGAGCCAGTTCAATTTCTCCGTCAGTAATTCTGTATTTTACCTTACCAATTTTAAACTCAGGTAAATGCTCTAATTGATCAAAATACTTAGCTACAAAACTGTCTTTGTTTTCAAGCCCCCAATAATTAAGTAATTTGTAATCACTATGGGTAGTTATATCTCTAAAAGTGATCCATTTGTGATCCTCTGACGGATCTACCATATTTTTATTACAGATATCTACCAGAGTATTTTCCTTACCTCGAAGTGAATTAGTGAGCAAATCATCCATCCCCTTATCTCCTTCTTCATTGGTATTAATGTGCGCAAAATATATTTTGAGATGAATATCACTATTGGTAAAAGCATAAAAATGGTTTCGAAAATTGAGGACCGCTTTATAAAAACTTCTTGGTCTCATATCGGCAGTATTATTACTATCGATCTTGCTGCTTAAGCGGTCCCAATCTTCATCCAACACAAAGACAACGTTCTCTACCTTACATTTTTTAATAATGAGTTCGAATTCTAAGGGTAATTTTTTGTTATAGGCAATGTTATGAATACCCATAACTCCTACACTCATCATTTTATGTTTGGTAGCTTTTTCAGCTTTTAATTCTCCCTCTTGAATGTATAAAGTTTTGATAACAGCACCACGTTTGTACTTATTACGAATAGCTTGTGGAATATATATTTTACTGTCGCTACCATACGGTGACATGTATTTTGCAGGACGACCATTTTTATCTTTATGAAGCTCTGGATGTTGAAATCGAATTCTACGAAAAGGTAAACGCTTGCCCGTAGACTGGCCACTTTTATCTTTACGATAATAATACATCTGCTTACCTTCAAGATCATAATAACTAATAATGATATCATCACCAGTAATGATCTGCCAACGTTCATCTTTGGCACCACTTCTAAAAGTTGGGATTTCTTTTGTGGTTTCACCATCTACATAAACATTCGCCTTTACATCATCTGTGGTTAAACCACTACCGTGAAGTTTATTGGCACAAAAGGAATGATCACCTTCTTCCATCGCTTTTTTGCTTCTTACCCGTTTTGGTTTGGATTTTGGTTTCTCTGCTTCAAGTGATATACTCTCTATTCTTGCTAGTTCTTCTAACGACTCTGGGTAGCTAAGTCCATGAAACTTCATTAAGTAGTCTACCGGAGATTTGACACTAATATCACATGGAAAACATGTTGCAATATCCTTAGACTTGCTATACTGCAATTTCTCCTGTTTTTTACAAACTGGGCAATCATATGCAAGTTGTGCACCTTTCTTTTTTGGCGCAGGATGATAGGCATTTAGCGTATTCTCCAAGTTGGACTTATCGAGAATTTCTTTCTTTTTGTCGTCGTTTATGTATGGCATTTTTGGTAATCGTGTGTGTTGTTATTCTTGTTGTGATACTACTGCAGAAACTTCTTTCATTTTTTCTCCTTTGATATTAAAGAAGATCATCATGTTCTCTACTCCTGTTTGTAGTAATGATCTGCTGGATACAGTAAGTAATAATCGTTCATCACCAATTTGATTTTTCTTAACCGTATGCCCTTCTGATTCGAGTTGGTTTTTTATGATATCAATGAATTTCATAATCCTCTGTTTGATAATTTATCTTTGGTTTTGTTTAAGTCATCGAGCGCAAATTGCGCTGCGTAGATAGCCGGTATTAACCATGGCCAACTACCACAGCAGGGCCAATATATTTTTAGGAATCCTTTACTATCCAGATACGTCTCTTCTGGTATCTCATCTTGTAAAAGCATGCTTTTTTTAGTAAAACTCACTTCAAAATACGTGGCGATCATTGACGCAATTACTCCTGATATGTAAAAAATAAGTAGCTCCATTATTCTTGATTGTTTGGATATCTCTGATAGTAATTACCAACCGTTAACGGTGGTTCAACTTCAATTTTCTCTACACCTGCCTCAAGCATTTTGTTAATCTGTCGCTGTAGAGCAGCTGTCTTTTTTAGATATTCCTGAAGGCGTTCCTGCTTTTTCAGATTCTCCAACCTGTGTTGGATCATTGACTTCGATTTGCTTAATTGCTTCTGTGAGTTCATCTTCTAATCTTTTTAAAGTTTCCTTGTATTTTGGTATCAGTACTGCTCGATCAGTATCTGTGAAATGATCTTTTTGAAAAGCTTTTATCTGGCCCTTAGCCCTATTGATTTCTGATTGGATTTGTTTAATAGTTCTATTCATACAATGGTATATTTTCGTCCATTGCCTTTTTGATCAGGCCGACTTTGGATTGCACATTAATTTTTTTGAAAAGCTTTGCTTTGTGAGTGTTTAGGGTAGGTATGCCAATTCCTAAATGATCAGCGATAAGTTTATCGGGGTAGTCTTGCGCTACTAGATCTATGATTTGTAGCTCTCGGGTAGTGATAGGCTTATTATCAATAGTAATTTTCTTATTATCAAATTTTAAGGAGATACATTCTTTCTGGTGTCTAAAATTCTCTGCAGGTTGTAAAATGTTATCAATAATATCTGGAGTATGATCCAAGGCACCGTATGTAAAGTATGTATATAACTCTACTTGTTTTTTGATACTGTCACGGGCTTGTTTGCGAATAAAATATCTTGCAAATTTATCTTTCATATATGCATTATGAAGTAATGTATAATGCCCTGGATCCAGTTGATCAAATTTGTAAACATGACCATTACGTAAAAAACGAACTTCTTGTGTTCTTTTGATCCCGAAAAATTCTATGGAATCATCATTAGAAATCAGTTGCCCGATTAGGGTTTCTGCTGGGGTATTCTTAACTTTGGTATTCATAATAATTAGTAGATTAAATGATTAATTATTGTGTTAACCCGTAGTGACCGCTACGGGTTTTTAATTTCTATATAGTTAGGATCAATGGATGGCGAAGCGAATAACAAAAAGAGGTAGTAACACAACATAAATATGTTTAATACTATCACGATAAAAAATTGTATCGCCATCCTGTTATTGATCCAAAACTTTTGCATCACGCAACATTTTTTCTAGTGAGTTTTAGAAAATCTTCGCGGTATTTTTTCTCTTCTAGATTTTGGTAGTAGGTATCGTAAGCAAGCTTAAAAATCAAAGACTCAATATGTGAGTGTTCTCTTTCTCCTGATAGAATCTTATAAATGTAACTTCTGGAATATGGCACTCCTTCTTCTTTCTCCATATTATTATCTGATAGAAAGGAAAGAATCTTTGATAAATGGTTTTTGCCCAGTGTATTAATAATCTCCGTTTTTTGTTCTGTAGTTATCATACTTAACTATGAGTTTATTGGCAAAACGAGTGTATATGTGTACATTTGTTTTACTAATCGTTTACTAATTGTGTACTAATCTCACACAATAGTACGCAATATTTATCGCAATACAAAGAATATTGACAAAAATTTACCGCAATGATGAAACCTATCGATAGATTAAAGGTATTTATTGAACACAAACAACTAAGCCTTAATAACTTTGACAAATCAATTGGAAGAACTAGAGGGTATATAGCTACCACTATTAGAAACAAAGGATCTATCGGAACTGATATACTGACTAATATTTTACGCAATTATCCCGATTTAGATGTACATTGGCTATTAACAGGTGAAGGTGAAATGATACGTGAGGGGTTTACTAAACCTAAAACGATTGATGAATTAATAGAAGAAAAGATCGAAGCTAAACTACGAGGTGTTACTATAGAAGATCTTAAAACCCTAATGATGGTGAAAGAATTCTCTGAGGCACAAAAACTAGAAGCCAAAAAGGCAATGGAAAAAGAACAGGCTAAGCAGAAGTAAGTTAGAAAGAAATCGATGGATATGAAAATATTACTTTTAATAGTAGATCCAACAAAAATAACTAAACCAGGGCCATTAGAAAATCTAAGTTTTGAATGGTGGTATCTGCTAATTGTACCTATCTGGATATTCGGACTATGGTTCATTGATTATGTGAGAAAGAATAAGTATAAAAATAATTAAACGATGAATACTCAGGAAAAAACAGATCAGAAGAAAACGAAGCAGAAGAAAACAAAAGTGTGGTTATGGTTTGTTGTTTCAATCAGTTTGGTCTTACTAATATTTTTTGGATACTGGCAAATAAATAGATTTTGGCATCCTATTCCCCCAACAGCTGCTGAATTTGGAGATAGTTTTGGTGGAGTTAATGCGCTTTTTTCCGCACTAGCATTTGCTCTTTTAATAGTAACCTCTCTATTGCAAAGAAAAGAACTTGAATTACAACGTAATGAATTAACGTTAACCAGAAAAGAACTTTCTCGCTCTTCTAAAGCTCAAGAAGACTCTGAGAAATCCTTAAAGCTTCAAACTAGTTTGACGGCTAAGCAAGCACTAATAAATTCATATCAACATTTGTACGAAGCGAATGCAAAAATAGCAGATGCAACAAACCAAGGCAACCCAACAAATCAATTTGAATCAAAGGAATTAGCTGCTCATTATTTAGGTAAATTAGAGATTCTAACTAAAGAACTGGAAAAAGAGCAAATGCTGTTTCAGGATTTTATTACTCAAGGGAGTAAGACTTTTCTAAATTACAGTCTAAAGGATGAAATTGATCCAACAATGTATGACAATGATTTTTAGCAAAAGATAATAATAGTAACACAAATTCAAAATCTAATGATAAAAGAAGAATTAGAAATTGAAAAACTTAAGCAGGAAATAAAAACTATTCATACTAATCGAATAATTGGTGTTATTAAGCTTGCTACGGTAATTATTGGTTCCTGTTTACTTTTTATTATTATCCAAAGACCAGAATCCATTTTAAACAGAAAAAATTCTCTAGAAACTATAAATAGAGAAAGAGCCTCTATGGTATTAGAACTGTTAAAGAACAATAATGATACTAATGAAATCCTTGTTGGTTTGGCCGTAATTGAAAAATCTTATCCGGATAAAAATAACACTTGGATAAAAGATATTACAAAGTATTTTAGAAGTAAATTAGAGTTAGAAGATCGTGAAAAAATAAATCTGTTAAAAAAGATTGCAATACTTGAACATAAGAGGGATTCGTTAATTATTATATCGAAAGCTAAACTTTTTCACGGTAATCATTCTTATACTAGATTTAGAATATCTGAAGTTAAAGATTCTATCGAATTGTTTACTCAACAATTGCACAATGATAAATTGATACTTGATGACCTCTTAATGTTTCAAAATTAGGAATAACCTTTTTTAATACTTTTTAAATCAATATTGTATGGATAACAAGGTACCACAAAAGTCTATAGACGATTTGGAAGTTAAAATCAAGCGTCTTGAAATACGTGAAAAGGATCTAAAAAACAGAACCATTTTATTGACCGCATTAGTACCTATCATAACTATAATTATTTCGGTAATTTCTACATATTTAACAATCAATAGTAAGTACAAAATTGATAAACAAGACTTCACCCAAGATCAGATAACTTCTATTCTTAAGGAGGAGCCCCAAATGAATGTTGCTCGTAGAAAATTAAAATTTTTGATTGAAAGTAATTTGATAGGAGAAAGTAAAATTCATCAAGACAAAATATTACAATCTCTCAATAGGAATCTAGTCAGTACATCCGATGGAATTGAAGATTTTTTGGAAGGAAATATTTTTTTTGATAAAGCAATAAAAGCTCAAGATTCTTCTAAAAATACTACTATTATAAGTTCTAACTACAAAAAAGCAATTTCCTACTTAAGTAATTCTCTGGAATATGATCCAAATAATTATGTAGCCAGGACATTAATTGGAAAATCTTATGCCAATCTCGGGTATATTCTTAATATCCCTGTTTTTCATGAAAAGGCTGAAATTGAGTATCTTAAATCTCTAGAAATTAAACCTGATTTATCGAATACTATACTTCTAAGAGTTTTGGCAATAGAACAAATAAGTAGAGATACTATTTTAATGTGTAATGAGTTAAAAAAAATAAAATTCGAAGATTTGTTTACCGAAAACCGTAATATTTATATTACCTATACTGAGCTTTATTGTGATTCTTTTGTTGAATAA